CCGCACCTCACCGCCCGCGCCGGTGTCCGTCCCGTAAGAAGTCGGGGTGTCTACGAGGGAATCGTTACCGCTGCCCGATGCAACGGAGAAGTTGTTGGGCGTCCAGTTGTTGCTACCGCCGGCGTCTTTTCCGAGCGTCGTGCTGGTGGTGCCCGAGTTATCGCTGAACGTCAGCCTGAACCCGTTGGTGCCGTAGCTGATGCCGGTTGGCGTCTTGGGCACCCACTGGCCTGTGACCGCATCGGTCTCCGCAAATGTCGATGGCGTCGTTGCGGTGCCGTCGAGGAAGTAGATGTCGGCTAGGTAGCCGGAAAAATAGTAAGGTTGGCTAGGTGCGTTTCCTACGTCGTAACCAATTGCATGGGCGTTGGTTGCATTTACATAAAGATCAGCGTTTTGCGTAAAATTGGTTGTAAATGTAACATCTTGCTGAACGCCGTTAACGTAAATCTTGCACCGATTAGAAGCCGTTGCTTGCGTTGTATCTACGGCCAGTACAATATGATACCAAGCGGAAACGTCACGGAATACAGCGGTGGTGCTGCATTGGCCTTGGTAGCTACCATCGTAATGATAAAAGTATAAAGTATCAGCGCCTGTGATCTGTTGAAAGAAGAACTCCGTTTGGTTATTGCCACCAGTTGCGGCGACAAATAGTGAGTATCGAGTCGAAGTTATCTTGCTTCTCTTCACCCACCCGCTCCACGTCCAGGTCTTCCTGTTTCCCGCACTGCCGGGCGTTCTGGACAGGTAGGCCGAGTCGGCGCTGTTGAACCTAAGGCTCCTGCTGATCCTATATTGAAGATTCTGATTCCCGCTTGAACCAAGAATTGACGGATTGTGAAAATGAGCCATCAGCTATAGTTCCCAGTCCAAACAGCGTGGATAGAAGTCGTTGTACGAACAATATAATCGACCCGATCAACAGCATTAGCAGCCGTAGAGAGCGTCGGAGCAGTCCCTCCAGCCCAATCCCAATAAGAACCCCAGCTGGCCGTACGTCCTCCAGTCCCATCCTGGACTACAAATAAGGAACCACTTTGACCAGCAACTAAGTTTGTTGGGTTGGCAATTGTTCTTGCCCCACCGAGGGTTACGGTAAAATTATTATTTGACGAAAAATCTGGTGTGATTGTGGCTGCATCTGTAAGCGTCGTAATTGCAGCACGCTGAGCAGCAGTAAATGTCTGAGCACTCTCAAGAAGCGCCAGGGTTCGCGCATTCCCGTTGGATGTCAGACCAACAACACCAGAACTGGCACGATAGAAGCCGGTGTCCGTGTCGTCAGAGAAGGTGATGCTGGGAACGGCGATGCTTCCGTCGGGATATGTACCACCTGCATTGACGTAATCAGCGCCAGCCAGAATGACACCAAAGAAGTCTTCCCCGGTGTTTGGTGCCGAGCTGAAGACGATGTTGCCACCACTCAGGCGGAACCCTTCTGCGCCAGTGTCATCGGGCCGTTGGATGACACCACCAACGGAAATGAGGCATTGCTGGGAGTTTAGGGGAAGCGGAGATGGAGCTACCCCACTAACGAGAAGGGCAAAGGAAGTGGTAGAACCGTTAAAAGAACCGCTAATATCATCAATATTTTTATAGGTTGGAAATGCAACCTGTAAATTATTACCAATGTAGGCCAAGGTTCTACACTCTTAACGCTGATATTTCTTATTCTACAGGGTCACTATTAGGACCAGCAGTAGAAGGAGCGGTCGGCCAGATGACAGATTCCGGACCAGTTGCTGCGTAGGTTTGGGGAAGATCACGCAGGATCTGACGGTAGGCAGCCCACTGAGCTTGATCAATGCTGGCGTCTGGAATCATGGTCCAGTCAGTGTCACGGATGATCTGGTCCCGCTTGGCTCGGATAGTGCCCCAGGTGAGTTCACTGCCTTCTGCGGGAAGCGGGGTGTTGCCTTCCTCCAGCCAGCGCAGGTATGCCTGGTAGTCCGTGTTGGTGGGGTCGAAGGGGATGAAGGCACCATCGCTTAAGCGTTTAAGTGCTTCATTATTTAGGACCAAGTTTTTAATGAGTTCGTACATAGTCAGAGCTCCGCCGATGCGATGTAATTAAAAAGTATGTTATTGCCACCGGGAGAAATTGTGCCGCCAGAATTGTTTTGATAAACAAAACTTGTATCGCTTGAAAAATTTGTAGTACTTGCAATCACCAAAGCGTCTGCTGCTAAATTTACCCCATTACCATCCGAGACGCGATCTACTGTTCCGTTGTAAGAGTAAATTGTAACGGTAGGAGTGGCTCTTTTTGTAACAGTATATCTAACGTTGCCATAAACGTAGCCACTTGCAACGCTAGAAACAAACGCAGCAACCGTGCCTCTGCTTGCCGTTCCAGCGCCTTCTCCTTGCTTGTAACTTTTCTCGTAATACCTCTGACACAACGCCAACTCCTGCCCGTAGCTGCGCCGCTCAAACGGGGTGGCGACGGAGCCGGCTTCCAGTTGCACGCCGGTGATGTAGAACGTGGCGGATGCGGTGCCAATGACTGAAGTCGCGCCTGTTGCAGAAATATAACCACTTGCAGCCCAGGATCCGGCGGTACCGCTATTGGTAGAGCCTACCCCCAGACCCCAAAAGATTTGCATCCCTATACCATTGTCTGTGACCCAAGTACCTGTAGTATCACCGGGGATCGTGATGCTTTTATACTCGAATGTATTTGCAGCAGAAATTGTATAAGTAAACGGGTAAGAACGATTGTAAGCGCTATTTGAAACAGCGCCGCCAAATGTTCCAGTTAAAGAACTGCGCACCCAAAACGAAAGAGTTACCGTTTTGGCGTTGGCGGTGCCCCAATCAAAGTCCGCAACATTGAAACCTTCAGGTTTTTGGGCAATGTATGCATATTGAGCTGCACCAAGTGATGTATCTGCTGTGCCTGTTGTTAATAATGCTGACCGTTGAAATCCAGTTGGCGCTGTCGTAGATTGCTGGATGGTCATAGTACCATCGGTATCTTCTACCGCAAACCACCGATCTAGGAAGTATGTCTGACTAGAAGTCAGAGAAGCACTCGCCCCAGCATTTCTCTGATCAATCCGCATATCGCCGTTGATGATGCGATTAGTAAACGGACCAACTGCATTAAAGACGTTATCGTTTAACCTTGCGGCATCAACTTCAGTAAGTGCCATTATCTACTCCTCCTTACGGTGTCTGCTCAAGGTAACTAACAGAAATATCTAAAGCTGTGGCCGTATCAGCCCTGGCACGCAGGATATCACTCGATTCCATGATGATCTTACTGCCGCTGATGATCTCCAGGGACGAACCAGCAGGCACCGGAGCATTACGAATCAGGTACACATCATCACCGGTGCTGGTCACCAGGTAGATGTCAACGTTGGCGCTGCTGCCGGTTTTATTGGAAACCAGGACACTTAGCAGAATGACAGTGGCACTGGCGCCTGCAGTGAGGACGTTCGTGGTGGTGTTGCTGACTGCGTCTGTAACCAGGCTCGATTTGGTATCGATCTTAAAAGTATTAGCCATATCAGCTCAGAGCAACGATAAGAGCGAGGTTTTCAGTTGAGTTAAAGGTACCAGTCACGGTCAAACTGCCTGTGATGGAGACGTTTCCTGGAATGGTAACTGCACCAGATGAATCTATTGTAAGCCTAGCAACACCTCCCGTCACTAGAGCAATCTGATCCGCGCCGGGACTAATAATCCCTGTGTTGAAATCAGAAGCAAATTTTAGAGCGCAACTGCTGAGAGAACCCAGAGAAAAAGCAGCGTTAGTGCCGTCTTCGCGGAGAAGGGGATAGCCACCTGCTTGAACAGCATCATGAACAACACAAGTGTGCTTAACAGTATCAACGGTAACCTCACCTAATGCCCCCGTGAATGTGGCTGTTTCAGCTGAAGTACCACGCCGGAATTGTACTTGAGTTGCCATAATCTTATCCTAATGCAATAGCGATTGCAGTGGCAAAATCTTGAGTTGAGATCGTACCGTTTTCATTTGGTACGGTCATGGTTCTTGTTGTGCTGCTCGAAATACCAGAACACTCAAATGCCAACTGCTTAGTAGCATCCGCATTATCCTGCACCCGGAATGAAGAGTCGGAGAAAGTTGCGGGAAGGGTAGAAGTATCCAAAAGCACCGTACCCGCCAAATCTGGGAAGGTGACCGTGCGATTGGCGCTTAAAGTTGCCGTACGCATTTCAACAACAAAGTCGCTACTACCTCCTGCGCGTCCGACAATCAAGAATCCATCCTGCGTAGCTGCTGGACGGAAAACCTGACCTGCAGCATTGGTGAATGAATTCGCACCAGTAAACGCATTTGCTAATCCAGCCAGAACCAAAGTCCCATCTGAATCTGGTACAGTCAATGTCCGGGTTGTAGATCCACTGATATTGGCTGCACTGAAAGCAATTTGTTTGCTGATATCAGTTGTATTTCGAATTCGGAAACCACTGTCATTTGTCGTAATGCCAGTAGAGGTGACAGACGTTAACCCAGACAGTGTCGTGGAGCTGCTACCAAGAGCAATCGAAGTTGAACCAACGGTGATTGAACTATTCGCTAATTGAGCATTAGGTATAGCGCTGGTTCCAAACTCTCCGGTAGTGCTGTTGTAGGTAAGACCTGAGCCAGCAGCAACCGAAAGGCTAGTGAGTAGGGCAACCGTACCAGTGGCGTCAGGGAAGGTGATGGTCCGATCAACCGTCGGATCGACAACTTGAAGTGTGGTTTCAGCTCCATCAGCAGTTGAGCCTTCAAAAATAATTGCTCCTGGCTCGAGATTAATGCTGTTTGCAGAACCAGTTCCACCGCCAATATTGATAAAACTGCTAGCGGTCAGACTTGTTATAGAAAGAGCAGTTACTGTGCCGCCAAGTGAAACAGACGTGCTCCCAAATGTGATCGAGCTATTAGCTAATTGTGAATTTGGGATTGCACTGGTACCAAACTCACCGGTTGTGCTGTTATAAGTTAAGCCAGAACCAACAGCGACACTGAATTTAGCTCTAACTTCAGAAGCCGAAGGACCGGTGTAAGTAATAACACCAGTGGAGTTGTCGTACGCTAATGAGCCATCACCACCAGAGTCTGTAACAGAAATCTGCTGGCGAATGTTAGAAGCAGTTACAACGCTATAAGTAAATGCACCAGTGGAATTATCGTAAGCAAGGCTGCCAAACCCTGTGCCACTGTTGGCTGCGCTGAAGTGTGCGCGAACTTCGCTGGCGGATGGTCCGGTATAAGTGATAACACCCGTGCTGTTATCGTAAGCTAACGAACCATCACCGCCAGAATCGGTAACCGAGATCGACTGGCGAGCCCTAGATTGAGTAAAATATTGATTAGTTCCTTCTGCAAGATCAGTTGTAGAGTTGCCTGCAAAGTCGAGCTTATCTGTCGGAGTGTTGACCTCCTGAAATAACCCGCTAACCAGACAAATTGCCTTTCTAGTTGCCATTTTGTAGCTCTACGTGACTCCCCTTAGAATCCCAAGATCGAGCCTTTAGTTATACCCATCCTACCAATAGTACCGTTCACGACAGTTGAACTGGTGGCTCAAGTTGGACAATTAACTCGGAACCACTGGCAGCCTCTCCAATTCGTGTAACAAAATGGCCAGCCGTGGAAGGTGGTGTCGTAGTTATCGCACCAGCACTAGATGCTGATAAATAATAAATCTGTCCGGGTGATAAACCAGAAGCAGGCGCTAGTCCAACAATTAGAACCCGAACCAATTCTCCAGCTAGCTTGGTTGTTTGTGCAATCCCAATTGCGTTAGCTTTATCAAACGTATCGTTGGCTATTGCTCTTCCAACTTTGCCATCACTAACCCTAGCGTAAACAGCCTCACCTTGATTTACATTTTCGAACGCCAATGCCTGGAAGCCAGCAACCCCGTAAACAGTTTGACCGGCCATTGTGGACTTTAGATCAATTAAAGCCTCCGTCAAACCCTCATTATTAGGGGCGTACGGATCATAATTACTTACGCCAGGCATCAGGAGAGTTGGATAGGAGGCTCTAATTGAATACTAAAATCAGCAGTTGTTGCTCCTTCCCCAACGCGGGTCACAAATTGACCAGCTGTGGATGGAGCCGTCGTTGTAATCGCTCCAGCAGTTGTACTTAAGAAGTACACATCACCGGGATCAACAGTAAACGACATCGTTTTAATACCAGCAACTAATACCTTTACAGTTTCCCCGGTGTTAGCAGCAGCATCTGCAAAACCGACAACCAACGCTTCATCCGCTGTACCGTCTGCCTGAGCTAAACCAACCTTTCCGTCTGAAATTCTCATATACAGAGCAGCACCATTTGTAACGGGCTCAAATGTTATGGCATCAAAACCGACGCGTGAGGGAGCAAATACCGGAAAACCTTCCTTCATATCGATAATCGCATCAACCAAACCCCTATAATTCGGTTCATAAGGCCTACGCGTCATCGTAAAAGCATTGGCTGTCATCAAATCAACCAATACAGCAATGGCGCCTTCTATATTTGGTTCGTATCCAGTTGCCATCGACTACAGCCTGCGTATTAACATTCTAAGTTGCTGATTACTTTAGAATAGAAGAAAAATATTTGGTGAAAGTGTCGCCAGAATTAATCGCAGCGGTGTTATCTGGCAGCATAGGTGCTTTTGCCGGACTCTCCAGAGCCTTAAGCAATTTTAATCGGCGAATTGAGCGTCGATTTGAAGTAATTGAGCGCGATCTTGATAATTTTCAAGATCGTGTTATTAGAGATTATGTATTAAAAGAAGATTTTCTCAGAGAAGTACAAGCAGTACATACTAAATTAGACCGAATTTTAGATCATATTCTGAATCACCCACATTGATTAGATCGCAATCCAGGCGGCAGTAGCTGCGTTATACATAAACAAACCAGGGATTAACTGATCATAGTGAAGTTGGCCGTCTATAGGGTTAACAGGCTTGCCATTGCTATTGGAAACAACTGCTCTTGGTGTTCGCCAAGCAGTGCCGTCATACAGCTTGAAAATATAAGTACTGGATGTATCTAACCAAGACTCCCCCTTACTGAATAATGTAAAACCAGCAGCTGGGGTGTTGGGAGCCGTAGATCCGATAAACGTAGGGCCGACTTTAATCAGTCCCGTTGATGGGGTAGCAGTATTGTCTGCAAAATAAAGGCCGGGATCCCCAGGATTATTGTTAACGGCTAATTCTGCAACGCCCAACCGAATTGGGAATGGCCTATCAAATAAGACAGAAGACCTTCTTGATAAAATCTGAACTGCCATTGTTAAGAGTTGATATAAAGACCGCCATCAACCACGGTATCTTGCGCGGTTAAGGGTGAATACGTTTCACAGTCTATCAGACTAGTCTGAGAGGCTGGTTCAACAGGGACACCGTTGAGATAGATGCCACCGATGATTAATCCGAACTCAAAATCAGGGACGTAGTTAACAAGGGGCTCATCTAGCATCCCTAGTTTTGTATCCTGAATCAGTGTTGGTTGAATATTAAAAAGCTTGCTCATCATTGTGAGCATCCTATTGGCTGTATTAACCTCAGTGCCATTCCGATCCAAAGACCCATCTGCGGCACGGCGGATGCTATCGGTCATCATCATGGTTACGAGTTCAGTACCATAATTTGCAACCTGTTCTGGCTGGTTGCGGGAACCAGTAACGGAGCTGCCACCAACCCATGGCATACCCTGCTGCATCATCGCTAAACGCTCAGCTGCCTGTCGCAAGCGCTCGTTTTCTTTTTCAAAATTTCTATAAAATACATCAAGACCTGTACCGATGGGTTTATCACTCGGCTCTAAAATCCAAGAGCTAACAAAATCATGTTCTCTTAAATTACTGACTGTAACGTAACCTCCGGTAGTCTCACTAAAAGGGTAAACAACAACAAATGTATCTTTGCTTGGAACAGTCGTAATTGTATATTGACCGGAAAGAGCGCTACCACTAGTGAAATCCAGTTGAATCTTTGTGTTTGCAGACAACCCATGATCTGGAGCGGAAACGGTGATATTTGGACCAGATTGAGTGTACGTTGCCGCAATAGCAATAGGCTCGTTTCCCTCATCATGAACCAAAGAAAACATCGCAGCGTAAATATGTTTACACCAGCGGATTTGATAATAAAACAGATTTGGATACGAATAATCGCTAGTGTCTTGATAATCCGGTAAACCGTAAAAATTATTGATGACCGAATAACCTAAATCCGAAAAACTGCCGGGAATATCTCTCTCGTTGCTTAATGAATTATCATCGTTTTGAGTTTGTCCTGGCTTGGTTGATGTAATTGCCGTAACCGGAAAACGTTTGTTGGTTTTCTCACTATACAAATTGAATCCATCACGGCGCATAAAATCCTGACATGAACATTGCCAACGAAGTTCGGTCGTTAAAAACCGCCCAACGGTAAAACCTCTTGTCGCCGGTACAGTCGTTACATATTTATTGT